TCACGTACACGTCGCATCCGGTGAGGTCGGCACCCGATACCTTGATGAGCAGCCTTGGCGTGGTGTAGCGTCTCATGGTTCCCCCTTCCACCCTGCCATTCTATCATCAGGCTACCCGGCCTGAATGCGACTTCTTACCTCCTGCGTGGCCTTGCTCTGACTCCTGAGCGCCGATGCCGTGCTCTTGCGCATCGCGCCGAACACAAAGGTCGACCTCTCTGGCGAGCACACGTCAATATGGGCCTCGCATATTGCCATCTCGACGTTCGTGTTGGTGCTTGCGTCAATCACCTTGTACTTGGCACCAACTCGCATCGGGTAGAAGGTGTTTAGCCCGTCAAGCAGCACCGGGTCGATGCCGTTCACCTCAAGCATCAGCGTGGTTCCGCTGTTTTCGCGAAGCAGCTCCTTGTACGCCTCTTCCGCGAGAACCCTTTGGTCCAGTATTCCGTCATCCTCAAACAGCACAGCCCTGATTGTATCTCCCGCATGATTGCTCAGCACTGCGGTGTTCTGCCCTCTTATGAGCCGCATTTGCGTGACGGTTGGGTCAAACTGCGGGTTGCTATCGAGCGTGACCTCGTTCTCGGTCCATCCGAGTCTCGAAGACCTCAATCCAGATTGGCATTGGTCCCATTGGTCTTGTCTCCTAATCTTGGTTGCTAGTTGAGTGCCACCCAATCGCCCCACGAGCCGTTGACGCAATGCCGCACGTAGGTCTTGCCACCGGAGTTCGCGACGAAGAACTGGACCACGCGGTCGCTTGACGGCACGAGGACCACGAGCGTGGCGTTTACGTTGGTGGGCATGCCCGTGCAGCTTCCTGATACCGACCACACGCCGGGCTCCCTGATGCCGTTGATGCTCGTGCCAGACGCCAGCCACCCGCCCGTGACGGCGAAGGTCGGCAGGAGCTTCGCCATGCTCATGCGACCACCCCCGCGGGGGTGGCTAGCCAGCCCCGACCGCCACCCAATGAACGGTGGCACCAGCGCGAAAGCCCTTGAGGAAGTTTCGTCTGTGACATCTAGACCACCTATTCGCCTGTCTCGGTGGTCTCGGTCACGGTCTCCGCGGAGTCCTCGGCCACGGCATCCTTGGCCGCCTGCTCGATGCCCTCGTCCACTGGCACCTTGGCCTCGATGGCGAGGGCGAGCGCGGCCATCTGCTCGTCGGTGAGGTACGCGGCGTCGCGCGCGACGAGGTCCGTGAGGGCCGTCACCGCGTCGGTGTCCGCGCCGTCAAGCGTCTGGATGGCGCGGTAGAGCGCGCGGTAGATGACGCGCCCGAGGTAGGGGTTCTTCTTTGCCATTTGGTCTCCTTACTCGACTAGGTACACCGCGCCGCCCTTGATTACGGCGAGCTGCGGCTTCTCGGTGATGCCGGACTCCGAAGGGACGGAGCTGTAGTAGTAGATGGGCAGTTGCGCCGCCAGATGCGCGATGGAGGACTCGGCATCGTCCATCCTCGTCCCGAGCGCAGACACTTCGGATGCCGTCTCCGCCCCGATGCCGTCCAGCGCCGCCTGAAGCCCCGTCACGTCGGCCATGGCGTGCTTGTGCGACGCAGCCGCGAACTTGGTCTTTATCTGCTGCCAGAAGTGCAGCAATCCGTCGTAGTCCAGGAATCCCATTCATGCCCCCTACTTGGTGAGGATGCCGTCAATCTCGGTGTTGCTGATTGCCGTGATGCTGAACACCTCGCCCAGCGAGTCCCACGCGCTGCCGTTCCACGCGACGCTAGCGCCCGCCGCGCCGTACTTGCTGGCGGTCTCGATGTTGTACACGTCTCCCGTGGCGGGGCTTGCGGGCAGCTTGTCGGCGCTCGCCACGCTGCCCTTGTAGCGGTACAGGCCAGAGACGGCGTTGCTGATGGCGGAGTCGGTCTGCGCCGTGGTGTAGGCGTCCGTGATGCCGTAGCCGCCGAGGGTGGTGGCCTTCTTGGCGTAGGTGCTCGCACTGCCGAAGCCGTCCAGCTTGGCCTTGTCGGCGGCGCTCATGAGGTTGTAGCCGCTTGCGACCTGCGCGGTTCCCACCGAGCCGTTGCTCGGCACAATCGGATTGCCGTTGATGCTGCTGAATGGCGTGTTCCCCTGCGCGGGGACGCCGCTTAGCTTGCTCTTTTCGTCATCGGTCATGAGGTTGTAGCCGCTTGCGACCTGCGCGGTTCCCACCGAGCGGTTGCTCGGCACAATCGGGTTGCCGTTGATGCTGCTTATGTTAGCCATGCCAGCTCCTTACGGTAGGGTCACGGTGCTAAGAATGGTTCCGTCACATGAAATCAGACTCAGGCTCTTTCCGTTCAGGCGCAGGCTGTGCGCCGCTTGCGCGTCGGTCGCAAACACGTTGTCTAGGTTCACGCTGCCAGCCGCAGCGCCGTTGGCTCTGCTCCATGAAAGCGTTGTCCCGCTGAACGATATGGAGCCTATGGCCTCACTCAGTCGGCAGAATATGTCATCAATGCGGCACCACAGGTCGCGCAGCCCGCCCAAGTCCAGCCGCGCCATTATCGCAGCCCCATAATCTGCGAGCCAGTGATGACGTTGTTGATGTCGTAGGTAAGCATGTCGCGCACGTCTGTGGTGTCCCTTCCAACGTCCCTAGTCCGCTTGGTCGCGGTCTTTGGCACTGGCCCGATGGTGTACCGCGTGGCACCAGGGTTGTCCAGTGACAGGCTTGCTTGCGTTACCTGCATTATAGTATCAACGTTGTGGGGAACACTCAATACCCGCACCTTCTGACCCGCAACCAGATGCGTGTAACCATTCGTGTATCGGCCTCTCGTCATCGCCGCCCTGATAGAGCAGGCTATCGCCGTACCTTACGATGTAACCAGCCATTAGGTCAAGTCCCATCCATAGTAGGTCACGGTCACGTGCTGCTTCGCCTCGTTGGCACAATACAGGTCGGTGCCATTGAGGGTCCAGTTGGAGTCAAACTGCGCATTGTTGCCACTGATGGCAATGTGGTTCGGGTTCACGACTAGGTTGGTTCTGTCGATGTACTGCCACCAATCGGAAACCGTGAACGTGAGCGTCGTGTCGGCATAGAGGTCATCCTCCAGCAGGAAGGTGCCAGCGTTGCGCGAAACCGCAGCCGCAGAGCCTACCTTTGTGGTGCCGCTTTGCAGCAGCTTTGACTTGACAGTGTGGTATCTGTCGTACCCCTCAAGCCTTGCGGTACCTGACGGGTGGCAGTTCACGTCGATGGTCTTTAGCGCCCCTGTCTTCCACGGTGCGTGCTCTATCTCTATGGTCACGAGCGCGGCCACGTACCCACGATGCTCGATTGAGACCTTCGCGCGGCCCGTGTATGTGAAGTCGTGGTCCCATGAAAGCCTGTAGGCGGCACGCTTGCCGTGTATGGTCGATATCAGCTCGCGCTCCACGTCGAAAACCTCAGTGGCGGTGGGCTTGTAAAGAAGGAACTTGAACGTGTGTTTGCCATCGTGGTAGACCACAGGCCCCAGCGCCTCGGTAAAGTCAACGTCCTGCCCGCCTATTATCTCGGCCTTGTGCACCTTCGGCTGCGGAATCTCTTCCTCGAAGCCCACGTACCGCAGGTCATGCGCCGTCTTTAGGTTGGTGCCGTCAAAGATGATGTATCTGTCTCGCAGGGTGTCTCGCAGGGCCATTACAGCCTCCCCAGCGCCGTGTTCATGGTAGGTGCGATGCCGCCCACCAGCGTCGTGCTATCAAGATACACGCTCATATGCCTCGGCACCTCCAAAAGCTGTCGGTCGAAAGAGGTCTCGGCTATGTTGGTAGCAGCACGATACCCATTGAAGTCTACCACGTTCGCTTCCACCTCAACGGGCCTGTCGTGTCTGAATCGCGCAGACTGCATCTGCGTCAACCTTACTTCCATGTAGGCGTCCGTGCCATCGACCTGCATGGGCGGGTTCTTTACCGTGTGCTCCCTCCGTCCCTGCCTGAAGGTCACGTACACGTCGCATCCGGTGAGGTCGGCACCCGATACCTTGATGAGCAGCCTTGGCGTGGTGTAGCGTCTCATGCGTCCTCCTTCCACCATCCCATTTTATAATCATGAGTCGTGGTCAACAATTGTCGCGCCTAACCCGCCTGTATCCTGCTCCTGACCTCCTGCGTGGCCTTTCTCTGTCCTCTGAAGGCTGTTGCAGTGTTGCCACGCATGGAGCCGAACACAACTGTGCTTCTCTCTGGCGAACATATGTCAATCTGTGCCTCGAACACGGCCATTTCCACGTCAACGCTCTGCCTGCTGTCGATTATCCTGTACTTGGCACCGACTCTCATTGGGTACAGCGAGGATGAGTTGTCCAACATCACGGGGTCTATTCCGTTAACCTCTATTTGGACTTGCGAGTTGCTGGCTGCCTCAGACAGCGCCTTGTACGCCATTTTCAGAAGCATCCGATGGTCCAGAATCGCGTCATTCTCATACAGCAGTGCTCTGACTGGCGTAATGGGATGCCACTTTTGCTCTTTGTCGGGTTCCAAATCTCGTTCAATCATTGCCGTGTTTCGACCTATTGGACGCATGTAACCTATTGCTGGGTCGTAGTATTCGCTTTCCGTGATGCTCCATCTTTGGCTGTCCGTTGTCACCTCATTGTCGGTCCATCCCAAGAACCCGTTCTTGTCGCTGAACCACGTGTTGGGATACATAAAGACGTATCTGTCCACCTCGCACTCCGACTGCAACGCTGGGCGTATCGGTATCGTCCATGTCCCATACGATGACGTTACGTAGGAATCATCGTCAATTGCGACCTCGTAGAATATATCCTCACTCCGCCCACCGCCTATCTGCAAGTATGAGCCTTTGTATAGCTTTACGGGGACGTAATCGCTGGTGGCGGGTTTTATTTTCACCGATGTGTCACCAACCGAGCCAGCCACGGCAAACTTGCGAATCCATCGAGAGTCATAGACATTATTGATGCCGTCAGTGACTGGCGTTTTTCGTTTTCCTCCATACGCGGTAAACGCATTGTATGGCATCTTCTTTCTTGTTACCTTGATGCTTGTCACGTTTTTGCCGACTTCAATTGTGTCTGGGTTGTATGGAAGCTGCGAGCTGGTTGTGCGTTGCGTGATTCCGTCTGTGATGTACAGCCTGAGCGTCGTTGCGTCGCTTGCTGATGTTGGCGTGTAAGACAGCAGCATCAAGTTGCGAGGCCCTGTCACATACTCAGTTATGACGTCAAGTACGCTTTTTCTCGCCGTCATGTCCACTTCGACAATTTCTGACGTTATGTTTGATGCAAGCCCATATGTGACAATGACCGACGTGTATTGTGACATCGTCTTGACTGTCGACGACACGGCGCTCATTATGCTGCTTACGGAAAGCTTGTTGATTCCCCTTCTGTACGTTTCTGAAAAGACCTCTCCAAGCCTCATATACATGCTGTCAAGTGCCGCTAGCACATCAGTACAAGTCACGCTCATGACTCCATTCGCCTGCGTCACGGCCTTTGCGTATACGCCGACGAACATCGTATAGTCTGTACTGGCACCTGTTAGTCGTATCGGTTTGCTGTAGTCATACAAATTACTTGGTACATAATATATACTGTTTGGGTCTGTAATGTAGTTTGTCGGTGCGACATCAAACGTAAGCGTCGAAGTGCCGTCCGCCTTTCCAGACAGGCGGATGTTGCTTATCCCGTTTGCCGAACCGACGCTGTAAAGCTCGTCAGAGCCTCGGAACAGCCTATAGTATGATTTAGCCATGGCATTGCTCCTACTAAGACGATGCGGGATACATTATCGGCTCCCTGTCTATGGTCACAGAAGTCCACGTCGTATTCTGGTGACTGCCTCTGTAGTAGAGCGTTCTGTCCTCGTACATGCTAAACCCCCACTATCGCCCTGCTCATGTCTGGTGCAAGCTGCCCTACAAGCGAGTCGCTGTCTAGGTATACGCCAGTGGGTATCGCCTGCCTCAGCTCATGAAGCGCCGTGATAATCTGCCGCTCCGCGTCCGTCATGGTCGGCTGTCGCTCTGCCGTCCTGTACGTGGTCCTGATGGTCGGCCCCTCTATGTCACCGAACGTCATGCCGCTCTGCATCTCCCCAGCGATTGCCTGCACGGCCTTCTCCGTTGCCTTCTCGGCCTTGGCTGCGGTGTCCTCGATGCCGCCAGCAAGGCCCTCCATGCTCATCTGGCCGACCCAGTCGAACAGCTTGGACGGGGACGCGATGCCGAGGAACGAAAGCGCCGAATCGACGGCTGATTGCAGGCCACCAATCAGCGCGTCGGCAACCCCACCGATTGCGCCACCGATGCCGTTGATGAGTCCCTGCACTAGGTCAGCGCCAGCACTCGCAAGGTCGAAGCTGGATATCCTGTTCCATAGGTCGGAGAGCATCTGGCCCGCCGTGTCGAGCACCTGCGGCAGCGCCTCGCCGATTGCGGTCACGATAGCCATGAACAGCTGACCAGCAGCGGACAGCATGTTGGGTATGTTGTCTATCAGCGTGAAAATCAGGGTAACGAGGAGCGTTCCAAGCGCCGCCAGTATCTGCGGCCCATATGTCGCGATTGCCTGCGTAATCATCCCAAACAGTTGCCCAGCGGCCTCGAACATCGCTGGCATGTTCTCGGTCAGGGTGTTTATCAGCATGAGTATCTGTTCCATGACAACGGGAAGGATTGTCTGGAACAACGTCGGCAGCAGGGTTCCCAGAGTCGTGAACACCGTGCCCACCAACTGAAGCAGTATCGGTATCGTGTCGGTGATAATCTGCAACACCTGCGGTATGGCCTGAGACAGCGCCGCCTGAATGGTCGGCATCATGGTAGGTATGGCTTCGCTCAGGTTGGATACGATTGTGCTCACTCGACCCAAGATGCCCGTGGACAGCTTCTCGCCGTTCTCGTCGGTGGCTCCAATCAGGACGGTCACGGCAGAGTCCACAAGCTCTTCCATGCGAGCGGGTATGTCACCATCCTCCTTGCCGAACTCAGTCAGCAGGTTCTGCCACGCGGCTTTCGTCATGTTGATGGAGCCTTCGATGGTGGTAGCGGCCTCGCGTGCCGTGGTGCCAGCTATGCCCTGCTTTTCCTGAATCTGCTCGATGGCTGTCACCACGTCTGAGAACGAGTCGATGGAGAGGTCGCTTGCCTTTCCGTTCGCGGCACCCCACTCGTTCGCGTCGGCAATCAGGCGCTCCATTTCCTCCTTGGTGCCACCGTAGCCGAGCTTCAGGTTGTCCAGCATCGTGTAGTTCTGCTTGCTGAAGCCCTTGAACGCATCAGACACGGAACCCATGTCTGAGCCGAACGTGTTCACGTTGTCGGAGATTGCACGCATGGCAACGTCGGTCTGTCTTGCAGCCTCTACCGTATCGCCACTTAGGCTGTTGATGAGGGATGCAGAGAACTGCGTCGCGGTTTCCATGTACTCGTTGGAACTCATGCCTGCGGTCTTGAATGCCTGCTGGGCATTCTGGGCAACAAGCCCCTCGGCCTGACGAAGCTCGTCATACTTGCCCTTGGCCTCGTCAACGCTCTGTCCCACGCTTTGGGCATATTCCTCTAGGCTCATGCCAGCGGCACCATACAGCTTCTGCACGCCGCCCCACAACTGCTCCTGCTCGGCATAGCTGTTCACGGCAGCTGTTCCGATTGTAACGGCAGCGCCAGCGGCAGCGGCTGTTGCGGCTGCGCCAATCTTCGCGACGCCAGCCACGGCCTTGCCCAGACCGCCCGTGATGTTGGACGCGATGCCCCCAACCTTGTCAGAGGCCTCGTCCTGAACGCCAATCTTCACCATGAGGTCGAGTAGGTTCATCATTCCTCCGATACCCGCGCCATCACGTGCTCGATTATATCATCCGCATCGAAATCGACATGCGGCTTGATGAGGTCGGCCCAACGCTGCGTGCTGTACTTCCCCTGCGGTATGTTCCTCAGCATGTCGGTGACGTACACCTTGAAGGAAAGCTCCTTCGCGCGTGCCTGCCTTCTCTCGACCATGAACATCAGGAAGGCATGAAAGTGGCTCGGCCCATGGTACTCCCCTAGGTCGAGCCACACGTCACCTGCGTTGTCACCGACTAGGATAAAAAAGCCAGAAGGTCCTCGTCGGTAAGAATCTCGTATACGCCCTTGACCAGAGACGCCATGCTCATGCTCTCGCGGTACTCTTCCACGGGAACGCCCTCAAGAGCCGCCAGAATCGCGCACAGGTCGCTCTTGTGCTCGCGCATGAGGACTGGCAGGGCCTTGCGCACCTTGGACAGCGCGAACTCTTCCTTGCTCATCCCCTCGGGCATCTTCACCCTCTTGAACAGGTAAGCGGCCTGCTCGTCGGTGGCGATGTTGCACAGCGGTTCCGTGATGTCGGCAACCACGTCGAAAACACGGTCACCGCGAATGTCTGAAAGACGCATACGTTATCCCTTCTTCGTAGGCTCGGCGCTGCCAGCCTTGAGGTAGACCTCATACGGCAGCTTGGTCATGTCATCGATGCTGTAGTGACCAGTGAACTCGTACTCCACGTCAGCCTTGCCCTTGTCGTTGCTCTGGATTGAGAACCCGCCAGTGCTCAGGGCATTGAGCAGGTGGATTGCGATGAACCCGCCATTGGTCGCGCCGTTGTGGTCGCCGTAATCGCCAACCCACCACAAGTCGAAGAAGTCGGTATCAAGCAGGTCGGCTCGCGGCACAATCTTGGTCACGCCATTGGTGGTCGTGCTGTCGGCTGCGGTCATGAGCGCCTTGAGCACGGGTCCGTCAACCGTCTTGCCAGTGCCGCTCAGGGTCACGTTGACATTGGTGAGCACCTTGAGTTCCTTGGTGTTCGCGGGAACGTTGTCAACGTCCTCGCCGAAATCCTCGAACTCAGGCTCTGCGGTGAACTCGGAGCCGCCAGATGTGGCAATGAAAATCTTGCTGCGGTCGAGCGTGGGGCTTGCAGGGTCGAACTCCGTCATGACCACGCCAGCGTTGAGCTGGAACTTCTGGAAGGCATCTGCTGCCACTGTCGTGAACTTCATGCCATCCCCCTATTCTGCAATCAGAAACTCGATGTTGATGTTTACGTATCGGCGCTTGACCTTCTCGTCCTCGCCCTCGACGGTGACGGCCTGCGCCCACGGGGAACCCTTCTTGACCCAGAGCATCCCACCGTCACAGGGGAGCGTGATGCCTCCCATGCCTATCGCCTGC